AGGTTGAATCTTATCTTCACAGACACGATCCATGAAGGCGATAACTTTAGCAGTCTCCGGTGCGCCAGTATACACTTTGTTAATGAGCTCACCAAGGCGGAGATAAATCGAATCTGTATCAGAGGCGATAACATAATCTTGTCCGTTCGTTTTCAATAGTTTATTCATGTAAGAATTAATCTTATTTTCAATCCAACGAATGGACAATTGACCTGCTTGAGTCACACCGAGGGCCATTCTCAAATCGTAAAAACGAAAGTATTGAGAACCCAAAGCACCATAAGCTGAATTTAGTGAAACCTTCTTTGCAAGTTGCAGGTTATTGTAACGAGCAACCAACTTTCCGATTTCTTCTTTCTTAACAGGATTTTTCTCATCAATATATTCCTGTTTACATTTCAACATCAACTTTTTAAACTTCTTCCGATCTTCATACATTTCTTCAAGCATTTTTGGCAAGAAACCCTGAATGTCAGTTCGAAAGAATTGGCCGTTTGGGGTGATAGTCACATCTTTCATACCCTCAGTTTTTACCTCTTTGGCCAAGAGGGATTCCACAGAAACACCGTTCATAATGATTTTACGCATTTCATCGGTGTAGTCTGATGGTTCAATCAGTGTTTCAGGCGAAATGTTATACATCATCATCAAGTGTGGATACAGGCTGTCTAGGTCGAACGAAGCAACCCAATCATGCATACCAACTTGAGGATCTTTTACATATGCGCCTTCAAACGCTGAATCTTTTCTTTGAATCTCTTTCGGTGGAACAACAATACCCTTCTCTAGCAAATATGCGTAGATAAGAGAATCCCACATACGAGTCTGAGCAAACACATCTTCATAGTTTGTCTTCGTATCGTAAGCAAGAGTCAAAGCAAGTTCAATAAGTTTTAGTTTGTCTTCAAGTTTAACGACAAGTTCCACATCCTTGATGTTATACTCAATAAATTTTTGATAGTTGAGTTTATACAATTGGTGCAAGTTGTCGTATTCATCATAAGAGATTTTTGTTTCATTTAGTTCTACACCTGCAATATGATTTAGCGAATAAGATTCTTGTGACTTACCGGCAGGAGCATACCACCGATACATTTCAATGTAATCAAGCGCAGCAATGCCAGTCATATTGTAAACTTTCTTTTGTTGGCCTTTGTGTACGAAATTTCTTTCCCACACATTATTCCACGGTGAAAGTTTCTTTGTTTCGTCTTCGCCGAGAATGCGATTGAAACGATTAACAAGATACGGAATATCGAAGTAGTCAATGTTCCAACCAGAAACTACATCAGGATAATTATCTTGCCAGTCTTTCAGAAAAGTTTTGCAAAGAGTCCATTCATCTTTACATTGAATATAGTTCTCATCACCTTGTTTTTCATACTCACCACAACCATAAACAGTAATGCCGCCATTCAATTGACGAACAGCAATTGCTGTGATTGGTTCTGTTGCCTTATACGGATCAGGAAAACCATTGTCTGAACCAACCTCAATGTCAATGATTACGATTGAAAGTTCTGAAATATCCCATTCAATTTGACCACGATGTTCATCAGCAATGTAAGCATATTCAAAACGATCATTGCCATAAATTTTAAAGTTTTCTACTTCTTCATATCGTTTAACAAAGTCACGAGCTTCACGAATTGTTTCAAAACGCTTTGCTTCTAGATTTTCGCCGAATAGAGTTTTCCATCCTGTATTTTTATTAGAAGGCAAAAACAAAGTCGGCGAGTATTCAATTTTCTTCTTGACTCGCCGACCGTTGTTTACACCTCGATACAGAATGTTATTGCCTTGTACGGAAATGTTCGTATAATATTTCATCCTTGCAGTATATCACATCTTTGGCATCGTAGAGGCAATCTGTATTCGGCTAAACACTTGCCGATAATTTTCTTCAAGTTCACTCACTGGTGTACTCAACATCAATACATTTTCCATTGAAACTTTGAAACCAGTTTTGAACTCTTCAGCATACTCAACAAAAGGAACAAACATAATGCCAGATCCCTCTTTTGTTGGTTGTGTAACTACCTGAAGTGGTTCTTTCAAGGTAATTGTGGTGTCATCAATACAATCTACATCAGCAATGATTGTATGATTAGTTTTAAATGTTATAAGTTTAATTGTCATTGTGTGCTCGCTTCCATTTCAGCGGGAAAAACTCCCAATGTAACCCATCGTTTCGGAAATAGCATTTCCCGTCCTTCAAAGTCCCTCATATCATAATTTGGATCGGCCACAAAGCCAATCACTTCAACCATGTTATCATACTCCCTCAAAGCGAGGTCGTACTTTTCAGCACGAGGCAGTTTGTATTCAAAAGCCATCTTCTTTGCAATTTCACGAACGTTCATATTTTTCTCCCATCAAACGAACTTACTAAAATCAGGTGCTTGCCAGTTTTCTGGCTTCATTACTTTACCGTCTTCTCTTTTGAGAACTTTTTTTGTTGCAGGATCAATCTTCCTTAGATTACTTAGTGCGCCTTCATCCCAAATCTTATTAGGATTCCAACCTCTAGACAACATGTAACCAACAATAACCCACATCATATCGAAACAAGCATCAGCAGTTTCAACATTATCAAAGTTTTTACGAGCGTCTAGAAACTCTTCATATTCTTCTTTGATAAGTTTTTCATACAGTTCAGCTTGTTTGAAATTGGGAGTTGTGGTCGATTGACCAGCAGCAACCATAAATTCTTCAACATCTTTAAACACACTCATTTTCAAGTTCTTTTCAGTAGTTCAGATTGATAAGTTCGCTGTCTTAGTTCAGAAGAACTAAAACGATGCTTGCGGGAGTTGTACCAAATTTTGATACCACGGTCCTCACAAATCTCTTTGCCTGTAAAGTCTTTGCCTTCATATTCTTCACCAATAATTCTCATTGTGATTGGCATAAACATCAACAAATCTTCAAGGTCTTTTTCGGTATCATAAACAACAATTTCATCTACAAACTTCACAGCAGAAAGTTGTACATACCTTTCTACGATGGATTGTACTGGTTTGTTTTTGGTACCAGGTCTATCGACTGTTGGATCACTTTGTAAACCAACAATCAAATAGTCACATATTGTTTTTGCTTCAGCCAGCATAAGAATATGTCCGGCATGAAGCAAATCAAATGTTGAACAGGTGAAACCAATAGGTTTACCAATCATATCATCAGGCAAAATTAACATATTTAATCACCAAAATCTTCTAGATAATAATCTTGTTTTGAAACTCCACATTCAGGACAGCCGACTTCTTCTGGTAGTGATGCGAAATCTGATTCAGGAATTCTATGGCCACAAACGATACAGACATAATCTTTTTCTTTTTTTTCTTCTGTCATTATAGACCTCCTAGTACATTTTTGTAAGCATTGGCATGTTTTTCTTCCACTTTTTTGAGTGCAGCGAAACGTTTCTCTGCTAAATCCAAAATTTCAATAAATTCTTTGGCGTGCCGGCGAGATTCAAACATTTGTTCTCTCGCCTCTTCAGCCTCTTTCAAAAGGCCTTCAGCAACTGCTTCAGCATGAAACTTAGGATACATTTCTGTAAATTCATATGTTTCACCTTCAATGGCTTTTTCAAGACATTCTTTTGTAGAAGGTTTGCCAATCAAAAGTTCAAGGTGACCCCAAGCATGTTTGATTTCTTGGTCAGCTGTGTGTTCAAAGTGTTTTGCAACATCTTCGAAACCTTCTTCACGAGCAATCTTGGCGAAATAACGATATTTGATATGCGCCATTGATTCGCCAGCCAGAGCACTCTCTAAATTTTTCAATGTGATGGACATTAGCTTCTCCTTTCACCATCAGTTGTATATTTACTAATCATAGATAACATCAATTTTAATACTACTGTTGATGACTTTTTTCTATCTCAATAATTGTTGGGAGCAATCGGAAATTTTCGTATGATAATCGCATTAGTGTCACTTTCTAAGTAACAATCCAATATATCACCTTCTTTCCATCCCATTTGTTCCATTAGTTCTGGCGGTATTTCTACAAGTGCATCACCATTTTCTAAAATTTCAAGCACTTGACTTGTGTATACTTTATTAGACATTGTTCACATCCAATTTACATTTCTTTAAAAATTCTATGCCATCATCATTACGATATGCATTGCGATAGTAAACAGAATTAATACCACTTTGATAGATAAGTTTAGCACAATCAAGGCATGGCGCATGCGTAATAAACATTGTTGCACCATCACCGGACTCGGTTGACTTGGCTAGTTTAGCAATTGCATTTGTCTCAGCGTGCAAAACTTCTGGTCTTGTTACTAAGTCAACTCTTCCAATTGGCTGGTGTAGTTCAATCTCACAATCA